GCCATAAGCAGCTGCTTAAAAAGGAACGGCATGCAACACACGAATAATACACAGGTTGTTTTTTCGTATGAGGGGGGGATAACAAATTTAAGGGGATGACGAAATTGAGCCGGAAAATGTCGATTGAAAAGCAGGATGTGGCCATTCAGCTCGAATATGAGCGGTTGCGTCAAACGTTATCCGGTATCTCAGCGGAGAAGTTGGCAGCGGCCGATAACTTGATCCAAAGATGTGCATTTATGACCATCACGCTTCAGATCTTGGAAGATGAAGTCAAATCTAAAGGGCCAACGATTCTCATGCACAATGGGAAGCAGACGATGCGTGTTGAGAATCCCGCCCAGAAATCATACAACACGATGATCAATCGATACACTGCCGCGATGGATAAGTTACTCAGTTTGCTACCGAGAGAATCCGCAATCATGCCTGCCGATCCCAACAAAGAGAGCGACGGTTTTGACGACTTTGTTGAGGAGCGAGGCGAATAGCAATGGCTGACATTCAGATCAAGATTCGTGTCGATCGACATGTCAGTTATCCACCTGATTACGATCCAATTACTCAATACTGGCAATCGTTTGTGCAGAATGGTGGCGATCAAGTTGTCGGCAAGAAAATCTACCGCACGTACAAGAAGCTCATCGCAGACATGCACAATGACAATAGTGAATGGTACTACTCAAATCGTCGTGGTAATCACGTGCTTGAATTTATCGAGAACTATTGCCGTCACAGCAAGGGACCAGCAGGCGGGAAGCACATTGTCCTAGAACTCTGGGAGAAAGCACTGTTGGCAGCGTCTTTTGGATTCGTTGATGGTGCGGGTTTCCGAAAGTATCAGCGGGTTGTCCTGATTGTTGGTAAGAAGAACGGGAAGTCGCTGCTCGGTTCCGCTGTTGGGTTGTACATGCAGATTGCCGATGGTGAGGCTGGGCCTGAAGTGTACGCGGTGGCTACGAAGAAGGATCAGGCGAAGATCATTTGGAATGAAGCCAAGCGCATGGTCAGAAAATCTCCGGCTTTGGCTAAGCGCTGTCTCTTATACACATCTGATCTGTCTTCAGAAGATTACAACGACGGCGTCTTCAAGCCTCTGTCATCTGACAGCGATACGCCTGTCTCTTATACACATCTAGATGTGTATAAGAGACAGTGATGAGGGAGGATTGATGATGATACAGATAAATATACCTGGGGAACCTGTGCCACAAGGACGGCCACGCTTTGCCAGTCGGGGCAAGTTCGTATCTACCTATGATCCACCAAAAAGCAAAGCGTACAAGAATGAGGTGGCCGTTGCTGCACGCGATCAGTACGCAGGAGAGCCGCTCTCAGGGCCGTTGATCTGCCGAGTGACAATCTACCGACCAATACAGCAAACCGGCAGTAAACGGCTCAAAAGGGACAAAGCGGCAGGTGTTGTGCGACCAGTCATCAAAGGCGATGTTGACAACTACTTCAAAGCCGTCACGGATCCGCTGACGGGCATTGTATGGGTCGATGATGCGCAGATTGTTGAGGCTCACATTGCCAAGTTTTACAGTAACGAACCACACGTTGAGATATACATCGAACAAATCAAGGAGGGCTAACGCCATGGCAGAATTGAAAGATAATAGCATCACTGTATTCGGTAACGTAATTAACTCAACCGAAAAAACTGTGAACAAGGAACAGGTGGTTGAACTAAAAGTACGGATTCAAGCTAAAGAGCTTGACGGCAAACGTGATTCATTCGCAAAAGTTTTGAAGGGCAATGCACAGATGGTATTCACACCGAACCAGACTGAATTGGATGTGGATGGCGATAAGCCTGCTGAGGGGCAAACTGAATTGCTAGATGATAAGGCTAAAAA